CGAATAGTCATACTATTCACTGCTGTGTCAGCGTTATCTAGTTCCTCAAGTGCTACAACTGTTGCTGTTGCACTTGTTGGAGTATGACCATAAGCTTTAACTTTTCCAGTGGCTGCTGCTCCAGCTGTTGCTGGTGCGTATTGCAAAAGTAGACCTTTATTAGCATGGAGAATTTCTGCTCCGATTACTGTACTGATTCTACCGCCCAAAGAAAGGTCAACTGTATTACCGTTTGTTGCATAATTGTCTGAAGCACCATAGGTGACATCGACAACAACTGACTTTAATTTGGAAGTCAATTCTGCTTGAACGGCTAGAGTTTTTCCTGTTAGACTCTTATGGTCTGAATTCTGTGCGACTGTGATTGCCATTAATAAGTGTAGGAAAATACTTGTATATATATTTAAAAAAATAAAAATAAGTATTTTATTCTAGAGTTTGATATCTCTAATCTTACCTTGTGATTTGAAGTGTCTACAAACTGTTTCGCCCATAGTTCTGAATACACCTTTCTCAACAAATGCATTGTTTACGAATGGGTAACCAGGTGAACGTCTAGTTGCTTCATAGTATTCGGTTGGGATTGCGACTTGAATTCCGAGTCTTGGGTATCCATAACCTTCTGCATCAGATGTATCTAATGCAAATAGTCTACCAACTTCATCTCCGCCACCAGATGGGGCGTCTTTGGTTGGGATGTATGGGATTCCATAGATAGAGTCTACATGAATTCCTACTCCAGTACCCTTAAATGTTTGGATACCATTTACGTCGATTTGTACGAGTGCTTCACCGTAAGGGTTTGCGATACGGACTGAAGGCATGTACAAGCCTTGTATTTCTGAGTAGACTTCGTGAGAGCCTAGGAAAACGTTTGGGTCTTTACCTGCTGCGATTCTAACCTTTCTGAGGAAAGTTCTTAGAGTGTCGTCAGTAAGGACTCCGTCGGTACCAATTGTACCAGAAGCAGATTCTACTGTACAGTCAAAGTCTGTACCAGAATCTCTGTCTACAGTTGCGTTAGCAGCCCATGGGTCGTACATACCTGTGTATGTTCCGCCTAATGCATCCTCTTCAGCATCGGAAGAAATAATTCTGTCCAATGATTCAAAGTCTGTACTACCAGCGTTATTAGCACTGGCACCTGCTGCTTCACTTTCTACGTCGGCAAGTAGCATTCTATTAAGGAATTCCTTATGTTGAACTGCCATATAGAGTCTGAGTGAGCCGAGACCTCCCCAAATGTCGTCTTTTGAATGTGTAGACAACCACTCCATAACTTCTGATGCACTGAAAGGCAACTGAGCTGTCTTTGGACGTACATCTAGTTCTTGTAGTGTTGGTTTTACGGTTTCTGCTATACTGCCACCTTCACTGGTTCCACCCAAGGTAGTATTACCATTGGTTGTATTCAATGTTGGTTTTGCAGTTATGACCCTCCATCCAGATTTATCCCAAGGGTATTTTGGGAGAACTCCGAATGCGTTGGCTTCAAGGTTTAATTGAGCCCATGCATATGCACCAAAGATGGCGTTGAATGTGCCAGCTGTTGATGTTGTTACTGGGGCGTCAGCCTTTCTCAACAAATTGCGGTTGTATCCATAATGAAGTGCCTCAAGTTCGTCTATTGTTCGGATTTGAGTCATCTTAGTATGTTCCTACTTCGTCAGAAGTTGGTGTATAATATTTGCCGGCAAGAATGTTTTGTGCAACCTGACTTAAACCTTCGAATCCATTTGCTCTAGCATCTTTTAGGATTGGACTGTAGTCTTTTCCAGAAGATTTCTCGATTGTCTCGAGTGCTGCATTTGGTCGTGGGGTTTCAGTTGTAAAAGTGTGTGATGCTTTGTTAACTAAGGCTTTTTCTTGCATAGCAAGATTTCCTTTGTCTCCTTCTGGTTTCTTTTCACCGGATTTATCGTCATCTAAACCAGCTTGTCGCGAGTTTGATTGATAAGTGTCTGGTGCTTTTACTTCAGCTCCTATGTCATCTTTATCAGAGACTTTTGGGACTAAAGGCAAATCAGTTGGTGTCTCTAGTGCTTTAATGCGGTCACCTAGGGATTTTTGTCCGTCGATGATTGCTTTAAGTTGCACTGAGATAGCATCGAAAGCTTTATTTTTGTCTTCGACTTCTTCTTCAGTTTTTTCAACTTTAGGTTCTTCGTCGACAATTTCAGCTTTAACTTCTTCTTCAGGCTTCTTTTCTAATTCGTTTGCCATATTACTATCAGATTCTTGATTTTCGTTCTTTATATAGTTTTCCTCATTTATATCCTTTTCCTTTACTTCGGATACCTGTGCAATGTCATCAGCTCCCTGTTGGGATGTATTATAACCGCCCAGTCCTCTCAATCCACCGTCCGGTTGTTGTAAATCTTTTTTCTTATCTTTATCATCTTCTTCATCTTTAACTTCTTTTGGTTGTGGTGCACCAGTTCCTTGCCATTCTTCTTTAACAGCAACATTTCTTCTACCTGATGAACCATCTTCATTTACATCCTGGTTATACATTGAGTGATGATTACCATCCATCTCTGCATCAGAGTTTCCTTCAGATGTAGTTCCTTGTTCACCTTTCACAAATGAACCTACAATTTTCTCTGCCTGTTCTTTGGTCTTTCCATCTGCTACTAATTTTGATACTTTACCATCAAATGTATCTTCCTCTGTTAGGTCTGCATCTTTGTTAACGTAGCAACCATATTTGTCACATTTGATCAACATTTTACCGTTTCCTAAATCTTCTGCCATAGTTGAAGCCTTTGCCAGTGGATTGTAGTCAGTAATTAATGCCAACGGTACTGCCGGATCTGCACATACCGCAACTTCATAATGTTCTAGGTCTCCTAGAGTATAAGCTATAGAACCATCTTTCATTCGAATTGGCTGTCTTTCTGCCTTGGTTGCACCACCAAATGACAATCCCTTATATTCTCCTGATTTAATTTTACCCCATATATCATTATCCAATTCATAATTCTTGTGAATCTTTCCTGTAATCTTAATTGCCGGTAACATCTCACCATCCTCACCCTTTACCTCAACTCTTGCAAAATTTATACCTTTACCAACAACCCGGTTGGAATGTGTATCAGTAATTGGTGCACCTCTGTCCATCCATATTGGAAGAACCTTCATTAATTCATCAGTGATTGTTACCTCGCCCTGTTTGTCTCTCATCTGGACAGTAAGAACTCCCTCGAAGAACCGATCATCAGTCTCGGTAGGTACAAGGGATTTCGTTATCAGTGTTCTAAAGAACAAGCTATCCATAGTAAGAATTGCACCTTATTTACTTATAAAGTTTTATAAAAAGATAAAAAGTGGTGTAAAAACACACTAATTATTGATTAACTTTCTTTGCTTTACTGACGGCATAATCAACAGAAAATCCTGCTGTTAAACCTATTAGGACTAATCCTAATGTGTCAATACCTGACAAAGATATTGTCTGTGAGATAGCAATACCTGCAAATCCAGATACAATTACTGCACCGAAGAATTTCTTGATGTCATATCTTGGTTCGTCAGAACCTAGAAATCCTCTGATGGTATTTAGTATAGCACCGGATACTGTGGCAATTACTACTGCTAATAAGGCTTCAACCATGAAATCATCACGATAATCATTCTATTTAAAGTTTCATGGATGATTTAGTCATAAACCATAAATATCAATCATCTTTCAACAATGCTTTCACCAGATCATCCAGTTCGGAATCTGCATTTTCCGGATGTAATCTGTTGGATTGTCTGTCTACTGTCTTGGCTAGAATGATTAATGTTTTTTGTAGTCTCGATACCGTTTCACATAAACTCTTTTGTGTATTGCTCATTTTTCTAAAGAATGCAAATAATCCACTGCCCATGCCTATAAGAGTAGCCAAAAGCAAAGGTTCAAGTATAGATGAAAACAGATCCATGTATTTAAATGTACCCATTAATATTTAAATTTGATTGCTATTTATCTGTAATAGGTACGAGATATCTTTCTCTTATCATTCCCAATAATACCAGAGGGTCATCCTCTAACATTTCAGAGAAATCCTTGTCAATATTACTAGCCTTGAATCTGCCACATGCATAGCATACATATACGATGTTAGTTTTGTCAGTGTATCCGAATTTCTTGCTTCCACACTCACAATCAATCATGTCTTCCATAAGTTTGGTACCAATCATTTATTAATAAGTATTAGGTTTGTTTTGTATGGCATCATCTTTTCATATTTACGAAAATTTGACAGAATATAAACGTATTTATGGTATGTTTGCAGATAATCCAATGCATCATGTAGACCTTATAGACATGTTTATCAAGGGTAGCAAGCTCTGGATAGTCACAAATACCAGTAAATTGAAGGAAAAACCTGAACTAAGAAAGACAATAGTACATTTCAGGAACGGTTCTGCCGAGGATTATATGGAAGGTGACGAAATTTGTATAACTTTTGACAAGATTAGGTACAATTCTTGTAAACAATTATTAGAATTACATCCAAGAATTCTAAAAAAACCCCTAATGTCCATAAATATAGGAAGATATTATGGAGAAAAGGTTAAAGGTAAGAAGAAGATTAACTATGAGTATAGGTTTTATGATTTGGTAAGAGACAGAATAAACTTGGTGTTAGCATGTTAGGGATGTTTAAGGTTATAGAATTATTGAATGAAACAAATAGAAAACTGACCAAGACAAACGAACTGCTTGAACAGATAGAAGAAAATCTTAGAGTTCCAAATTTGGTTGAATGGGCAAAATTTAGAAATTCATTGACAAAGATTACTTCCGATAAGACTTAGTTTCGCCAGAACTCATTATTTTAGCCCAGTCCTTTCCATGCTTCTTTCTCATGTTGACCCAGAAAGGATCAACTTTGAACATTCCTCCCTTTTTATTATAGTCTCT